CTCAAGCTCTGCAATGCGGGCTTGCAGGGCTGCCAATGTGGTGGCGGGGTAGAGCAGTTCGGGAAACTCGCCTTCGTCGCAGTACGTCCCGGCTTCGTTAATGTCTGCAATCGGCCACACCATCGCCCCTACGTCTGCATTAACAAGGCAAGCCACAGCCTCCACCCCCTCCAGCGCCTTAGCCTGATGGGCGGCTATGGCTGCGCGAGGTTCCAGTTTGGGGGCCTGACCCGTCACGACAAATGGGAATCCCGAATCGGCGGAAATCAAGGCGATTTTCGACAAATTAAGGGGGCCAAGCTCCCAAGCCGCATCGAGCTGACTCCGCTTGGCGGCGCTCTTTGCCTTCTCGGCGCCGAATGCTATTACAGCGGTAAGCCCGATTTCTTTTTCGTTCAGCATCCGCACCGCCTGCGCTGACTCGGCTTGCTGCGCCTCGATGGCGGCAAGGGCATCACTCATAGTCTTCGCAATCCGCTTCGCTTCGGTGTCGTCAATCCACAAAACGCCGCACTCTATTGGCAGGTTTGCCATGATCCTCGCCCCCACTCGCAATTCGCTTTTCAGCGTTTCAAAATTTGTGTTCATTCATTCCTCCAAAAAGTTCACTGAGTCCAGGCAATGCAGCCGACTGACTGGCACTGCCCGCGAGATATTCCATCGCTCTGCACGGTGGCCAAGATGGTCCCCTTGCAGCGCGAACAGGTCAGCCTTACGCGCGTTTCACCGTGCTCTGGCCTGTGGTCGTAGGCCTGCGCCATGGCCTTGGCCAGTTGCCCGCGTTGGGCTATGGTGGGTGGGGAGAAGTTCATCAGGTCTTCACGGCTCGCGCCGCCTCAATGGGTGTAAAAAAGGGCGCCATCCGACAATGGGAGGTGGTGGAGGTAAGTTGGTCGGATGGCATGGCCCTGGAAACCTGTTCAAGCCGCCTGCTTTGCCTGGGCGCCCACCGACGTGTCAAACAGCGGGCATGCGCCTTCGTCCGGGTACTCAGTCATCCACGCATACAAACCGGGGCCGTCCAAGCCAGCGGCGAGAAACTGAATGCTGATCTGGTCGTCTTCGCTGCCGGGGTCGTTGCCGATGATGTCGGCAAGCCGGAAGACCTGCGCGCCGGTGAGCGTCAACGCGGGCTGCAATGACTTTGGTGGCACGAGTTTTGATGTATCAAGATTTGTCATGTTTCACTTTCTTTAGATTGGCCCCACCGTCCCCCGGTAGCCGCCCGTTGGACTTACGCTGTGATGGGTACTGGGTGGGGCCGAATGGGGTTAGGCTGGCACGTCATCCGGTTCGACCGGCTGCGGCGCCATCTCAAAGGTCATGCGTCGGTACACATTGCGGGTCATGCGCACATCGTCTTTGCAGTATTCGGCAACGCGGGCAATCTCGCCAGCCTTCACCGCGTCCCACACTTTGGACCCGTCAAAATCACCCTTACCTGGCAGGCCAAGCGCTCGGGCCAACTTGTCCAGCTTGATGCGGTTGCCTGCACCAGACCACTGAACCATGGTGTCGTAAACACGGTCAACTTCCCACGGCTTGGCGGCTGCTGCGCGGGCAATGATGGGGTGAGGGCGCACACCGCAAACAATCGAGCGCTGCACCAGGAAGCGCAGATCGAATGCGCTAACGTTGTGGCCAACCACCAGCGTTGCAGAGTGCATGCTGGGTTTGATAAGGTCGCCAATGACTTCGCTCATGCCCTTGAGCAACGAAGATTCCATGTGTAGGCCAGAGGAATAAATTGAAACTGGATCGCCGTCATCAACGGCAAGCCCAATCACAACCACTTGACCGAAAGCGCCATCAAACGAGGTTTTGCGGTAACGCTGGTCAAGCGCGGCATCAATAGCGGCGTGTTGTTCCGCGATGTTGGCCGCGATCTTCTCCGGGTCTTTGTAGTTGGCTGGCGCTTTGCACGCGGCCTTTTCGGCTTCGGCTTCGGCTTTCAATTCTTCCATGACGGCGGGGGATTGGCCGGGAATGGTTTCAATGTCGATGAATAGTTTGTGCATGGTGTTCTTTCAAATAAGAGCGTGAGCTTCGTCGTGATGGGTGGGGCACAGCCAAACCACGTCAAGTGGGCGGCTGTAATCTGGATGGTGTCCCTGCGGCTTGCCATCACATTCGGGCACCGCGCAACATGGCCACGGCACGAGCCGACCGGCACGCACGGCATTGCCGACCGCGATATTCGCCTTGCGCCGCTCGGGATGCTTTGCCGCCCAACGCTTTGCCGCCGCTTCATGGCTAACTTTGTAGGCTGATGTACCGGCATACTCGGCGCGGGCTGCAACGCGGTGCGGCATAGAGCTTCTGAGCCGGTCGTAGCTCCGCACGCGCTCGAGGTTTTCCTGCCGATGCTTCGCCACCGTTTCCTTGATGCATTGCTTGCACTTAGTACGGTTACTGATGTAGAAGCCCTCGCTGGGCTTTTCTTGGACGCAGTGCTTGCAGTACATGATCAGAAAGGGATCGAGTCGTCCATGTCGTCAAACCCGCTTCCGCCGCCGTCATGTGCCGATGGCGCAGCCGACGAATGACGATCCGCCTTGACGGGCCGATGGCGCAAGCGTGCGACCATCTTTCCAAGCTGCTCCGGCGTCGTCTTGCGATCCAGAATTTCGCTGGCCGTCAATTCGGTTTTGGCTTGGAAGATGCCAGCAATCACCATGCGCGTACCGATGCCGCCTGTTTTTTTGGCGTATTCTTCTGTCTCAAGCAAAAGGCCAATATCCTTGCTGCACAGCTCGGGAAATACCTGGGCCTGCTTGGTGAATTCTTTCTTTGCATCGTTGTCCCACGCTTGCACGGTTCCAGCCTTGGGAGAAAGCCCGCGCAGTTGCATGCAAGTCATGATTGCCATGAGGGTCTGATACCCCATGATTTGCGTCCCGTCCGCCTTGGTGGTGTAGAGGGAAAGATTGGCCTCTTGGCCGTTGCTTTTGAATCGCAGGGCCACCCCCTTGGTGCCAGTGCTTGCGGTAATGTCTTCCGCTTGCGTGAACTGCCCGACATACTTGCCAAGCTCTGAAATTCGGTTGCCGGTCTGGTCGGCTTTGCGTGCTGCATTGGGGTCAAGGTTGTACATGTTGTTTCCTGTGTGGTTGTTACGCTGTGGCCGTCAGGCTGTAGTACTCGCATACCGCCTTATCGACGGCCGCAAGGTCGTTGGGGATGTGTTCGGTGTCGAACATTTCCATCGGACTCTTTACGGTGTCCATCCCATTGTTTTGGGTGGAGAAAACGTATTGACCGTTAATTACGGCAGTACGCAGAACGATGGTCAGAAGACCCTCCATCGTGATCTTTTCATCAAGCAATTTACCGATGGTCTTGGCCTTGATGTGGCCTGAGTCGTCTTGCTGGGTGTGCGCCAGGATGTAGACGCGAACGTTATCGTCCAGCTTGCCAGCGGCCATGAGAATGTCCCACGCATGGCGGGCAATTTCGTTGTACTTGGCGAAAGCGGCGTTGCCCGTTTCTTGGTCCAGCACCCGGCGCATGAACTCATTCGCAAGGATGTACTGAAAGTCATCAATGATGATGATTGGCTTCTTCGTGCGCTGCATTGCCCCCACGATGGTGGGCGAACTGTCAGTCACGAGAATCGAGCCCTTGGGGTCCGCCTTGGTGCAGGGTCTCCAGTCCTTCGCCTTGAAAGACAGAGGCTTTTTGACGGCTTGGATTAGGAGCACATCGTCCGGGTTGAGGTTTCGAAGGCTGGCCGTCTTGCCGGTCCCGCTCTGCCCGAGAATCATTGCTGCAATACTCATTTTGATTTCCTGTGTTGAATGTGTCGTCTGTGTTCTGCTCTTGCTGATCAAGAACCCACGCCCCCATGCGGCTCATGATCGCCCCCAGTAGTACCCAGCAATCGCGCCAAGCACCCCGACGATTGCCAGCCATGCGCACAGCCTTTGCGCGGCAGACCAGAGCCATTCATAAGGCGTTGGCGTAGGCTCGTCGCCCTCGAAAGTGATGGGCAGTCCGTGCGCCTTGCGCATCACCGCAAGTCGTTCTTGGTGGGTGGATTTCATTTTTTCCCCTTGCTGTTCAGTTGTGCGCGAATGCGCTCGAAGGTTTTGCGAATGTCGGTTTGCGCGGCTGGCGTGTAGACGAACTTCGGGTTCATAAGCCCGATGCGCTTGTCCTGCTTTTCGGGCGCAACGATGTGCAGTGCTACTTTCATGAGACGCTCCAAAGAATGAGAAGAAAGATCACCAGCACCGGCGCGATGCAGCGTATGCGGTCAAGATCAGCGGCGCGGCTTGCCGGGTTGTCGCGGCCTTGGCGGTCGTTGCTCATGGGGCGGCCTCTCGCGTTGCCTGGTGGGCATTCCAGCGCCTGGACCGTTGCTGCCCTTGCAAGGCTCGGGCGAACTCATTCCAATACTTCGCGGCTTCTCGTTTGGTTGGCTGGTAATGCCCTTTGCTCGGCATATAGAGTGGGCATCCGCCAAACGCCTCACCCTCCTGCGGCCCAAATGCATCGCTATTGCTGCACATCACCACTTTTTGAGTGGACGCTGTCTCTGATGTGCTGTATTGCCACATTTCGACAACCGCACCGCAGCATGGGCATGGCTCAAGGCCGGTTGGTGTGTCGAGCTTCTTGTAGTCGTCGTGAGCCTTTGCCATCAAAACCCCCTCGTGTAGACCAGCCAAAACGACACCGCATCAGATGTTTTCTGCGCGCTGTCCTTGCCAGCAAGTTTGTGCAAAACCCGTGCAGCATGGGTAAGCCCGCAGGCCAGCAGGAGTAGGGCGGATTTCATGCTGCGGCCCTCGCCAAAAGCATCGCGTCCGCCAATTGGTACGCCCACTCTGCCGAGCTGTCAGGATTGCTGTTATCGTGGGTGTATTGGTTCGCAAGCGCGGCCATTGCAAACTTGTCGCGCAAAGATTCCGCGCACTTGCGCAACACAGCAGCCTCGGCAAGCCGGATAAGCGCGTCTTCGTCGTAGTTGACTTTGTCGTTGAGCCATTCGCGGTAGATGGCCGTTCGCTCTTCTGGCGTGAGAATTTCGCTCATACCCCACCCCACATCGCCCGCACGGGCTGCATGTCGATCTGCAGGTTCAACGCACTATCACAGTGCGCCTTGTGCTTGGCCGCATCGCTCAGTTCTTCCCCGGTAAAGTCAGCCTGGGCGCGCTCGTGCCAACCGCGCCATGCGGCTACAAAAGCATCTTTGTGGAGTTGATGGGGGAAGCGGTGTGCCCCCTCTTCTTCGGTCCATTCGACAAGCGGACGAACCGAAACAACCCCGTGGGCAGTGCCCAGCAAATCAAGTCCGGCATCCATGGCCGACTGGCTGCTGGCGTGAGGCTGGATCACGGTTGTGGGCTGGCCATTGCGGATGACGCTGATGACGAATTCACGGCGCCCGGTACAGGCACCCTCAAGCGGATGTGCCCGCGCAATACCGGCAGCCAAGGCCTTGTCTTGTGAGATGAGGTTCATGCTTGTTGCTCCCGTATTGGTGGCGTCAGTCCTCAACGCGCCGCCAGCCTTCGGGCGTGTACTCGCGCTGACGGCGCAGTTCAAACGTGCCGGGCGGAATGGCAATCGTCTCGTGCGTGTCGTAGCCGCGAAGGTGTTCCAGCAACGCCTCCGTTTTTTCGGTCGCGTCGATGACCTGGAGGTAGCTGACCATTGGGTCATCTGTCGTGAACACCTGCACGCCGGGACGTTCGGCGATGACGTGGTGATGCCCGGTTTCGCTGTGGGCAACAATGAAGTTGCCCTGCTCGGCCGTCATGGGCTTGACATTCGCTGGGATGGCATCGATGCGGCGGATGTAGAGGTCGCCCTGCGCACATTGGTTGATAAAAGTTTTCATGGTGTGGTCCTTTCAGGTACGCACTTCGGGTTTAAAAGAGAGCCTGTCCAATCCATAGGTCCAGGCATTTGCTGCGAGCGCGGTATCGATCTCGCGGGGCACGGGTAAGGCGAACTGGCGGCCAGTGCCGCAGCGCACACTCAAAAAACGTTCTGGGCCGGAGTCTGGAAGGTTGACTTCCAGCAGGGCGCCGATATGTTCGTCATCATCTTTGTTGATGACCTTGGCATCCAATTCGCTAAGAATTTGCGCCCAGCCCAAAATTTCGCACGCGGCTCTTCTTTGCTCGACGTTCGGCCATTGCAGCGCTGCTTGCGGGGTTGGTTTTTTGCCCTCCACCCATTCAGGGGGTATGGCCACGCCGTGCCAGTGGTGCAGTGCCCATCCGTCGCGGTAGGCAATGCTCGGCCCGTTATCGCAGTGCAGTCGCCCAGCGTCGTCACGCTTGATGAGGGCAGGGCGGTCACTGATGGCCAGAACGTTTTCATGCCACCACACCCAGCCACAGGACTTAATCAACGATTCATCAATCTCAAACTTCTTCAGAATAGGGTCTTGCCAACCCATTACGTCGCGGAAGAAAGAAACGTAAGCCCCCCAAGAGGCCCAAAACGCGCCGCCACGGTCATTGCTAAGGCCCGACCGGACCTGCGACCAGATCTGCGACCGGACCTGCGACCAGATCTGCGACTCGACCTGCGACCCGATCTGCGACTCGACCTGCGACCCGATCTGCGACTCGACCTGCGACTCGATCTGCGACCGGACCTGCGACCAGATCTGCGACCAGATCTGCGACTCGATCTGCGACCGGACCTGCGACCGGACCTGCGACCCGATCTGCGACTCGACCTGCGACCCGACCTGCGACCCGATCTGCGACCAGATCTGCGACCCGATCTGCGACCAGATCTGCGACTCGACCTTGCCAACTTCTCGCAGCATTTGCCAGGCCATTGCGCCGCCAACCGTTGCCGCATAAGGACTCCCCATGCGCAACACGACCATGGGCTTGTTCAGGTTGCAGAGTTCGTAGGCGCGTAGGGCGGCAGCGGTCGCCGTTTCAAAGTCGGCCGCCTCCGTTGAAAGGCCGATGTCAATCCACTTTTTTGACCATTCACCGAAGCGCGCTGACTCTTCTGGTGTGAGTGAATCAATGCGGGCGCGCGCCGGGTTCTTTGCAAGTTCCATTTCTTCCTCCATGCACCTGGGCCGGGATGGCCTTTTTGGGTGCGTGGAGTGATTATTCACAAAAGAATGGTTGGTGTCAAGCACAAAAGAATATCGGCGCACAAATTGATACAAAAACCGCATCAGTGCGGCACCACATTTAAACTTAAACGCGCTTGCATATTGCGCAAAGCCCGTCTACACTAAGAGCAAAGGAATATTCGAATGGAAGCAAAAGACTATGTAGAGGCGATTCGGGCGCACGGATTGACCCAGGTTCAGATCGCAGAGAAGACCGGCATCCCGCAGCCAACGATCAGCAAGATCGCGCGTGGCGACGTTGCGGACGTTATGTCTCGCAACTACCGCGCGCTGCAGGCCTTGCACACCGAATTGGGCGCCACCCAGCCCCCAGTCATGCCCGAGCCCGCCCAGCAAGCCTGACAAACCCTGCAGCGCAGCGTCATGCACAGACACCCAATCTCCTCGTCCGTGGTGCCCTTCATATGCCACGGGCCTTGACCCCCGGCCTTGACCGGCTGGGGGCCTTTTATTCACCCCAACAACGACACGGAGAGACGAGTGACAGACCAAGACCACGAAGACTATGAAGCCCCGGTGTTCAGCCGCACCGGCTATGTTGGCCCCTTTGGCGCCCTGATCCAGCCAGTGAAGACGCTGGTGGACTTTGAGACTGAACAACTGTTCCGCCAGGTCTGCCACCACGCCGGGACCGATGTGGCCACGGCCCGTAACGGCGGCCTTGTGGACCCGCTTCGCAGCACGCCAAAGGGTGCTATTTCCATCGCCCCTAGAGACAGGGACACGGGCGCAAAAACCAAACGGCTGCGGATGGCGAGGATTTGATGACCGAAGCCCAAGCCTTCATAGATGTGGCGGTGAAGTCTCGTCCATTGGTCCGATACCACGGCGGCAAGTGGATGCTTGCCCCGTGGATCATTGCCCACTTTCCACCCCATCGGTGCTATGTCGAGCCATTCGGCGGGGGGGGGTCCGTGCTGCTGCGTAAGCCCCGGTCTTATGCCGAGGTCTACAACGATCTTGGTGGCGAAATCGTCAACCTGTTCACCGTTGCCCGTGAGCGTGGGGAGGAACTGGCCCAGCTTGTTGAACTGACCCCTTTTGCGAGAGATGAATTTGTGAAAAGCTACGAGCCCGCATCTGACGAGCTCGAGCAGGCCCGTCGCACCCTGGTTCGCAGTTTCATGGGCTTTGGGTCCAATAGCCTGCACCAGAAAAGCGGCTTTCGGGCCAACAGCAACCGGTCGGGCACGACGCCAGCCCATGACTGGATGAATTACCCCGACGCCTTGCGGGTGACGATCCAGCGCCTTCGCGGTGTAGTTATTGAGAACCGCGATGCCATGGCTTGCATGTTGCACCACGACACGCCAGAAACCCTGCATTACGCGGACCCGCCCTACGTTTTCAGCACTCGGACCGACAACAGGGCCGACTACCCGCACGAAATGACCGACGAGCAGCACGCCAACTTTGCGGCGCAGCTACTCGAGCTCAAGGGTATGGTGATTGTGAGTGGCTACAGGTCAGACGCCTACGACGAACTTTTCAAGGACTGGCGACGGGTTGATAAGGCGGCACATGCCGATGGCGCTGCAAAGCGCATAGAGAGCCTGTGGTTGTCGCCAAACATGCCGGCGCCGGGCTTGGAATTGGAGGCCGCATGAGCCCCCAAGAGCTTGAACAGCACATCAAAGACTGCGGCTGGCACATGGAATGCGCCTATGCCCACTACCTTGCCCATGGAAACCCCGACGACCGTGATTCCGCTG